ATTGATCCAGATGAAGCTCTTGGCCTCATCCCTAAACACATCAGCACTCAAGCCCAATTAAATGCTTGGGAAGAGTTAAATATTGTTGAGGGTGCTAATTGGATTGAACGCCAAAAGCTTATTCAAAGTTTTGATGAAGGCTTGGTACGTGAGTTACATCGCCGCATGTTTAATGAAACATGGCAATGGGCTGGTACATTCAGAAAGAGCGCCAAGAGTATCGGTATTGATTGGACTCAGATTTCTGTAGCCCTGAAAAATCTCATAGATAACACTACCTATCAGATTGAAAATAAAACACTACCCTTAGATGAAATCGTTGTGCGCTTTCATCATCAACTGGTACTGATTCACGCCTTTCCAAATGGCAATGGTCGCCATGCTCGATTGATGGCAGACGCATTAATAGTCAACCTTGGTGGTGCAAGATTTTCTTGGGGTGGCAACACTTCTATTGCCTCCCCAGGTGTTACCCGTCAAAACTACCTGTCCGCGCTTCGCGCTGCAGATAATGGCGACATTGCGCCCCTCATGAAATTCGCCAGGCAATAGGGCTAAATGCCCATATTGCCTAGATGCTGAGCAATTCGGTCCATGGGGTTATCAGAACTTGCCAGCGGCGCTCCTAGGGTTGAGGTTCGGGCTCGGATGGGCTGAAGGTGTTGTATTGGGGTAATCCTTGCATTAGAAAAATCAGGCTCTTGCATTTCTATTGAGTCATATATTGATTCAATCATGGACTGCCATTGCTCCGGTTTATTTGTTTGCACAAAGACCTGCATATAAAAAGGATCGGTGAGGTACTTGTAAAAGCATTGAGCTTTAGCTGTGTGATCAATCTCATCTTCGCGTGAGTTTAGGTATTTGATGATCTGATGTTTCGCCTCCGAAACTAACTCTGCAGGCTTCTTCTCCTTTGTTTTGAGCGCCATAGTCTTATCAACAAATTGACTTTCAATCTCATATTTACGAATGGCATCTTGCAAACTCGTTACAGTGCATTGCAAATCTTCAACTTGCCTTTCTAACTCTCGTTTCTCATTGATGATTTTCTGTATACGCTCACACCCCCGCTTAGATTTAATACTCATATCGGGATTTGTATCCGCTGGTACAGGGTTCAACGCCTTGTTGATCACCTCCTCTGCTGTTTTAGCCTGAATCATGGGCTGCGGGAGTGTCTCCACGGTTATGGCAGCAGGTGCAGGCAATAAATCATCAAGGTCATATGCTTGAAGCTCCGGTCTTGCCTCAGGAGTAGCCAATACACTCGGCACATGAACCTCGCCCTTAATCGGCGCAAAGATTGGCTCGACTTCTAAAGCCTCTAATTCTTCCCCCTCTTCGATATCTTCGGAGATTTGTGAAAGCGATGGGCTAGGTTTAGGTTGCCTACTGAGGTCATCGAGCAAACTGCTTGCCTGACTTTTAGACTCTGCCTTTTCGGACTTATAAGCCTTTTGTTTTTCAGCCTCCTGTTCTTTAGCCAATTTAGCTGCCGCTTGCTCTTCGGCTTTTCTTGTCCTCTGCTCATCGGCAAGCTTTTGCGCTGTCGCCCTTTCAGCAAGTTTTAACTCGCGTTCTTCCCTAGCCTTAATCCGCCTAGCATGCACTTCTGCCGCATGTTTGTCTTCCGCATCTTTTCTCAAACGCTCGCGCTCTTTTAACTCCTCTCTATTTTGAGCTCTTTGAATCGATCCGCCATTACTTAGAACCTCTGATTTAAAACTTGTCACTTCATTTGCTACCTGCGTCATTACTGATCTCCTCTTTTAATAAACCACCCTCTTGAACTTGTTGCAGCCGCCGCTCCGAAAACAGATTGATGCCCAAGTTAGGGTCGATATAACCCTCTTCTTGCTTCTCTACCTTCGGTATAAATAGATTGGAATCGATGCGATCGTCATATCGCAAGATAGTTTCTCGTAGGAGATTACGGATATGTTCGTAATCCATTCCTCTTGCTTGTAGGTTCTGAATTTGTATTGATAGATTTGTAATCAGCGGCAGAACCTTTAGCCAACCTTCCTTTTCTTCTATGCTGTCCGGTGCACCAGTGGTGCCGGCTCTAATTCGCAGATCGACCATGTCAAAGATTCGATCTTTGGTAAGGGTTGGCCAGTCATAGGTTTTCTCTTTGGTGATAGTGAGCTTGCCATCGACCATAGTTGTTCTGGTAACTGGTGAGCCCATATAGCACTCAACCTGCTTACTGGTTAATTCTTGTAATAAAACCTCGGCACTGTATTGAGCGATTTCTTGCAGCCAATCCTCTATTTGATCCTTGAATTCAAATACGCGCCCAGATAAGGCTCGTTGCAGAATATTGGCTTCTGTCGCGGTCTTAGGCCTTACTACCGTTGAGCGGGCAGCATCCTGCAATCCAGTTACCTGCTCCCAGTCATAACGCACTGCACTGGTGTCATAAACAATCGGATCTATCTTAGGATGACCTCTGGGAATAATGACTTGATTAAGAGGTTTACCTTCGGTATCAACGAAAGTGATCTCACCAAATCGTGAGTCAGCATGTTTTTTAATTGTTTTCTCATTGATATCCGCTGATGCCACCCACCCCGGAATACAGAGGTCTCTGTGCTGATTAAAGCGATCCCTTGCTTCGTTGTGCTCATCTTGAAGACGTTCAGTCAGATCAACCAGGCTTGGTCCAACAAACTGACCATCAACCACTTGGTACGGCAATAAGAAAAATGGATACCAGCGCTCTCCGGCCCTTGGTGGTGAATATGGTTCACGTAGCCATTCTGTTGCGCCCTCTACCATGGTGTAAACACGCTGGGTAGTTCTATCCCAGATTTCCAGGACTGCGATCTGCTGATCATCGCTCACTGGGCTTTTACTTGCGTCTAAATGCATTGAGGCTAGGCGCCTAGCTTTCTTATGGGATGGATCGCCTTGGCCTGGTTGGTAGATCTTGGCACTAGAGAGATTCTTTTTATACAGGGCCTCAGCCTGTGCTCTCTTCATAGGTATAACTTGGCAGATCCAATCTGCATCCGTGTAGTCCCAGAATTCACAGATGGATGGGTCTATGAGTAGATTTTCTGTAAGGACTCTGTCGATTACCAATCCTTCAGCGGATTGGACTTCTGATTGCTCATGGAGTGACTTGATAAGCTCTTCTAGCTCTGCTCTCTTGGCATCATGATGATGGTGTTGGTCATCATCTTGAAGATCTCGCGCTAGATTCTCTATAGCCAAGAGGTTTTCTTGGGCATCATTAATACGTCCCTGTATATAAGAATCCCTGCTTAGATCTCTTTGATACATCACCTTAAGAATTCCGAAGCTACAGGTCAAAGCTGCTCTTACCGTTGACTTAGCTCGATTCTTCAGTTGCGCATGCTCTAGAGCTCTATTGGTTACTTTTTCTATTGTGCTGCAAAAGAGTTTGATATCTGCGCCCGCATGGGCTGGGGTAATTGAAATCTCTGGATTGCGGGCATAGACATTAGGTAGCACTGCAGAGATAGTGCCGTGGATTAGATTTGCTCTAAGGCTGTAAAAGTCTTTACTGGTGGGGTCTGCGTTCCAGTTAAAGCCAGCTACCGTATTGCGATTGTGTCTTACGCGCTTATGAAAAACTGACCAGTGAGCGCGCGCATGTGTAATGCGGGCGGTCCATTTTTGTTGAAGGGCTTTGGAGTCTTGAGGCACATCTAACTTATAAAGTAGATATGCATTAGCGCTGTATTTATTTCAAATAAATTTGAAAATTAGATGCTCGCAAAATCAGGACCAAGAAATACAAGCAACATGCTTGTTTTGCTTGGGGAAATCTCTCTTTATATAAAACTTGTACCCTAAAAAGGCAAAAAATTCTCTTAAATATTCCTCCTTAACCGGAATTTCACGACCTTCATAGTAAAGTGAGAAATCGTCCTCGCGATAAGAAAAATCTTCATTCCTAAGCTCGGTTTGGCCGTCTTCATCATAATCATTTTCACATATTGAATATAGTGGCAAATCTAGCTTGTTTTGGTTTGATAGAGTCGCGACCTTAATTTTGCTAAAAATTAAATCGACAATAATTCTTCCTGGGGTATGAAGCCACTCTAAGAACCAGGCAAAATTATCTTCTCCGTCATGCATGTTGTCGTAATCATCATTAACCCCGAGCCAATCGATTTCAATTTGATATATTGCATCAAGACTCTTCTGTAACGACTTTAAATTCTCTAGCTGATAACTTTCGTCAAGACCAAGCTTGGAATAAGCATCGGAAGATAGAAGGGATATAGGGTATTCCTTTTCGGCAATTGACACATTAAAGCCATCCTCCTCAAGCTCCTGTTGAAGCAACATACAAAAATCATAGTATTCATTTTGGGTGGTGATCCTTTTGATATCGTCGAAATCCCACGGCAGAACAAGAGGGTCGTAATTCCATAAACCCTCATATGCCTCTTGAAGGATTTTTGATCCAAAATACTTAAAATATTTTCTTGCTAATACTTTTTTTCCAGGATCGCTTAGCTCTAACTTAATATTTTCAATAATTTTCTTGATTGCACTCCACTCTTTTTGAAGCTCAGCATGCTTCTTAACCGTATTGGCATTCAAAGCATTAAGGGAAGAATCGGGCGTAATTATTGAATCAACAAACCGCTCTAGATCTAATTTTAGAATTAGTTCAGCAAGATTTTTGCCTCTTGTTTCAGAGCCATTAACCCAATTACTAATTGTCATGCGACTAACGCCAGCAGCTTCAGCTATATCATTTATAGACCATGAATTTTCAATCGCATACGACACTATTAGCATCGCCAAAGAAGATGAGTTATATTCCGATACTTTCGATTTAGTGGCGCTTGATATTTGTCTAGGCACTGATAAACCTCACCTTATATAGATTTTATTGATCTTAAATATTAAATTAATAGAAGTCTGTTAAGTTAATCAAATAATATCAGGGGTTCTTCGCGCTCGATTCACCCCATACCTTGTTGCATCCCAAGCATGATCCTCAGCATCGGTATCTACATCTTCAGGGTTTAGTGAATCTGGCGGGAGCTGAGGGACGGTTCTTAACCAATGCTTACAGGTAGAAAATATTTTGAGTCTGTCTTCAGCCAGTAGCCGGATGATTTCCTGAGCTCCATTTACTCGACTTCTTGGGGCGTTATAGGCCTCGGTCCATTTGACCCCCTTATCCCTGAAAATTTGACCAATTGATCGCTCTGCTCCGATCTTAGAGAATATCGATGGGTCGGCTAGATTCATGCGGTATTCATAGCCTAGTCTTTGATCATGAATTTCGATCTTCTTGATCTTCTCTGCTACGACCGTTGCATCTTCTCTGGTGCCGGTGTTTTCTTTGTCTCCATATCCATACAGCTCTCGCCAAAGGTAATAGACTCCATCATTCGATAAGGCAAACCAGTAGACGGCATATGGCCTAGCATATCCCCAATCCATAGATCGCCATACCTTCCAAGTTGGTGGAATTGCGAAGGGTTCTACAACGTGTTTAGAGGGCTGCCATACGCCTTCCAAGAAACTTCCCACATGGATATCCCAATCTCCCTCCAACCATGCTCTACGCCTGTTTGGATCGCTTAGCGACTCTAGGCTCATAAGGTAGTTTGGGTCATTTCTGAGTAGGTGTGTATTTTCGTAAATCGTCGAATGAATTCTCACTCTTGGTAATGCACCTTCTTGCCGGATGATTTTCCCTGCTGGTATTGCCCCAATCTGAAATCGCTCCTTTACAGAGGCATGGCCTACTCCGAAAGGGTTGCATGTAGCCCTTACCATCCTTGGCATACCGGGATGAGATGACCTGCAAGTGGAATGCATTGCCTCGTAAAAAGAGAGGTTGCGCCAGTTGGTGAGCTCTTCAAACCCTAGCCACGGATATTCGTGGCCATGGTAATTCCAGTAGTCGTCTTCATTAGCCCCATAACGAAAGTACAGCATCTCTCCTGTTGGCCACTTCCACACGTAGTCTGATTCATTGAACTTAGCTCCTGGGAAGATCTGATAGAACCAGCGCTTACTCTTGGCCACAACGTCTGCCAATTGGGGATAGGTCAATCGAAAGAGCGTGCCACGCCAATGATCTCCAAAGCCTCTACCTACGTGTTGTGCATAGCTCATGAGCAAGGTATCAGTCTTACCCCCTCCTCTGGTGCCCTCAAGCAATACCTCATAGACAGGGCAAGTCAGAAATAAAGTCTGGCTTCCAGGCAATGGTGCCCAGATGGTTTTCATGGGGTTTATTTAATACGTCAGTGTTTTGGCTGAGCGGCTAACTCCCACTCCTCAACACTCATTGCACTTGGAACAACCAAGACACCACTTTGAAGGGGCGCTCCATCTTTACCGGTGTGCTCAATGGCAGAAAGA